TACCAGAACCAATATGGAGTAGAGATGCAACAACAAGACCATCTCCACTGATTTTGTAAAGACCTTGAGTTTCGTAAGCAACAGAAATTGCTTCTGATGCACCACTGAATCCAAAGAGAATACCAGATCCAACTTCTGAAACACTTCTGCTCTCGTTGAGTTCCCCAGTAAAGGAGAATAGAAGTTGTCTTTCCTCTGGATTGAAGGTTGCAGATTCTGCACCACCGCCAAATTTCCTGAACGTACCAGAACCAATATGGAGTAGAGATGCAACAACATGACCCTCTCCAAATACAGAGGTTGTACCAAATGGTTGCTCTGTAAATGTAAGTAACTGTGTGGATAGACCAGTAACAAGAATGTCTCCTGATCCAATTTCTGTAACAGATTTCTTCTCTGACAGACGTTCCCCGATAAAGGAGAATAGCATCTGCTTCTCTTCTGGATTGACAGTGATAGATTCTGCCACTCCATTGAATACTGGAATAAATCCTGTACCAACAACACTTGGTACGTAATGAGTCTTGGCAATTCCACTGACAAATACTGTACCTTGACCTGGATATTTGGGAATATATCTGGTATCTGCAATACTGCCAAGTTTGATTGTTGGAGTTCTTTCTGGTGGATTTGCAGTAAAGCTGACTTGATGTTCGCCAGTGAAGGAGAATAAAAGTTGTCTTTCTTCTGGATTGACAGTAACAGATTCTGCTGCACCACTGAAGACTGGAATAAATCCAGTACCAATAACATGTGGTACATAGTGAATATTGGCTTCTCCAGATGGAATTGTAATACCACCTCTGGATACCCAAGAAGGTTGCCAATCGTAAGTCTTGAATCTGCTGAACGGACCAGGAACAAATCTGAATAGAACTTGATCTCCAGAAGGTACGAACGTAATAGATTCCGCAGCACCACCAATACCAAATAGATTACCACCACCAAATGTGCGTAAACTAAATCCAGTGATAGAAATTTCACGGGAGGTAACATCAAGTACACCGTAACCATTCCATTGAGGTGGTACAACAATTTCTGCATCACCAGAAATATTAATACCGTGTACCTTGAACTCACTTTCACCAGTGAATACTTCACTAAATGTAAGAATAGGATCACCAGAAGATCCTTTAATCTTATGAATCTGACCGAATGGACAATGCTTACCAAGAGGATCAAGTATATGACCGTAGTTAAGAGTACCTTCTGCTGGATCAGGAACTGTACCGTAATCTTCGTATCCTGATGGTGTATTAACAAATACAGGAACTGAATAAGTAACGCCTGGATAAATTCCAAGAGTATTTTCAACTCTTACACAACCAGTAGTTGCAGTTGTACTGGATGTTATTAATCCACTTGTGAGAACACAGGTTGTGAGAGCTGCATCAACGAGTGAACCATAATCATATTCTGGTTGATAACAATCAATGTTAAGATCGTATACCTCAGTATGTTTCTCCTCTGAAGGTTCATCAAGTCTTGGTTTCTTGGAACTGAGACTAATAGTACCAGAACCAAACCAAGCATTTGCTTCTCTTTCTGCACTACCATCAAACGCAAATAGATTTCCTGATCCCTCGTGTGATAGTGTAATTGATGGATCTCCAGCAGTTCCAATAAAGGAGAAGAGCATCTGCTTCTCCAATGGATTGAATGTAGCAGATTCTGCTGCACCACTGAGTTTTCTGAATGTACCAGATCCAAGGTATTTTTTGACAACTGCTGGATCAGCAGCATTATTAATTTTAAATAAACCAGTGCCTTCAATAGCAGCAGATAATATTTCACCTGCACCACTGAATGCAAAGAGATCACCAGAACCAATATGAAGAAGTGATGGACTGATAAGAGTGTCACCACCAACCTTAATTAAACCAGAACCTGTAAGGTTGGGGAAGAATACAATGTCGGCAACACCACGAACTTCAATTGTTCCGTAGATGCATCCAGGCATTCCCATTTGAACACTGTCAAGGATGTGTCCAAAGTCAAGAAGTTCATCTTCAGATTCATTGACAAGATTGTAATCAATAAATTCTGTTGGAACTGTGGTTGTAGTAGGAATACTGTAAGTTGCACCAAGTGTTACAACTTCGCCAAGACCAATTCTGATAATTCCTGTTGGTGCAGTCTCATCAGAAGAAATTGTTTGTGTGGATAATGTGGTAACTGGTACGTTACTACTGTCAACAAGCAATCCATAATCAAGATCCAAGAATGGAACGATAGAACTACAGTTGTAGAAGTAAGTTCTTGCTTCCTCAAGTTTATTGAATGTGAGAATAGAACCAGAACCAACGTAATCAAAAGCAGCTCTCTGACTTCCACCACCAACATTGAATAGTAAACCATCACCTTGCCATGCACCATGACTAAATCTAACGTCATGTTCTCCGAAGAAGGAGAACAACATATCTCTTTCCGTTGGATTAAATGTGAGAGATTCAGCAGCACCACTAATTTTTCTAATTGTGCCATCACCAAAGTATTGAGTGCTAGTGCTGTCAAGAACATCACCATACATTCCATTGATGTGCCCATCACCAATAGCAAGTAGACTAAAGTTAGTGATGGAAGCACCTTGAGGTCTGATAAATCCACTACCTCTTTCATTTGCAAATACAGGTAGTCTTGCCTTACCTGTAATATGGAAGAATCCACTACCATCAGCAACATGTGTGCGAACTCTTGGAACTTCAGCAACACCAGTAATGTCAGCAACAGTTCCGAATGGAATTCCATGAGCATGGGTTCCAAGTATATGTCCAAAATCAATAGTTGGAGAATGAACCTCATTCACCAATCCATAATCAATTGTTGTTGTTGGTATTGATACTGCTGATGGAACAGTGTATGTTGCTGCAAGTGATACAACTTGATTTAAACCAACTCTAACAATTCCAGTTGGTGCAGTAGTATCTGTAGATATAGTTTGTGTAGTTAGTGTAGTAACAACTACATTTGCAGTATCAACTAAACGACCATAATCTACATCAACTGATGGTACGAATGCACTGAAGTTGTAATTTTCTGTATGCTTCTCATCCGATAGTTCATCAAGTCTTGGTTTTCTAGAGATAAGGGTAATAGTACCAGAACCAACCCAATCAAAGGATTGCTTCTCTGCTTCAAGAGTAGCAAAGTTTCTAAGTTCTCCAGAACCAACATATACTTCTGTGTGTTTCTCACTTTCACGAGATCCAGTAAAGGAGAATAGTAATTGTTTTTCTTCTGGATTGAATGATACAGAATCAGCAGAACCACTAAGTTTTCTAAGCGTACCAGAACCTTCTTGTACTCTACCGATGTTAAAGGCAGTGTCACTATTAATTTTAAATAGTCCACTAGCAGGTTGGAGTAAACTAAAGTTGGTAATTGCAGCACCACCAATTTCATGGAGAATACCAGTACCTCTTTCATTAGCAAATACTGGTAATGTTGCAACACCAGATACTTTAAGTCCACCACGTCCAATCCAATTAGGTTGGAATTTAGAAGCAGCACCAAGAGATTCATCAAATCTAATGAGTCCTTGTGGACGTAACTCACGATCAAGGATGTTACCCCAATCTTGAGACATTGCAGCTGGGAATGTAATTGTTCCCCAATCAATAAATTCTGATGGTGAATTAACATCAACAGCAGTCTGGAATGATTGACCAAGAACAACTCTCGCCGTTGTGCCAGGTTCAACAACAATTGTGCATCCAATTGCTGCTTGTCCAGATACATCTCCAGATATAATTTCTTCTACATTACATATAGAAATATCACCAAAGTCACGTGTAGACCATATGACTTTAGATGATTCGTTGTAATCGTCTGTTTTCTTCTCGTCAGACGGTTCTAACTTTGGATCTGATTTAGCAGATCTTAAATTAATAGTACCAGAACCTACGTAATCATAGGATCTTCTAGTTATTACATCAGAGAAATTGAATAGAGTCCCATCTCCAACATAATCATTTGTGATTTTTTCAGAACTGTGTTCACCTATAAACGAGAACAGTATCTGTTTCTCGTCTGGATTAAATGTAACAGACTCAGCAGCACCAGAAAGTTTATTAATATTTCCACTACCAGCATTTGCAGGAGATATTAATACGTATGCATCTCCTTGTAGCGGAAGAATTCCCCTTCCAAATTTGGAAGGAGAATAGTTAACATCCGCAGCACCACTAAGTTTGACCTTACCATCAGTGATCGCACCGTATATAGCAGGTGATGTTTGCTTACCAAATGATATAAGATTTCCTTCACCAACCCATGCATTAGTTGCTTTTGCTTGAACAGCACCAAGCACTTTAGTGAATCCAAAGGATTCTAAATTACCAACAATAGCGATACGTCCATGATCTACTAATGTAGCGTTGAGATCTGAAACTTCGCCGTGATTATCTGCTTTTGAAATGACTGATGTTATTAACCCAAAGTCAACCTCACTGTAAGTATCAAATACAATAGGGTCATAAACATATGAAAGGCTGCTTAATCCATCACTCGCAATGCGAACGATTGATGGAAATATTCCTTGTGTATTATAGGAATAAACAGACATACACTAAACAAGCAATAAAAAAGGGTCGCAAAATGCAACCCCCACAAGATTAAGAATATAAATTGGGTATATCCTATGTATAATCAGTCTAGGCTGACATTTAGAGTAACCTTAATTTGGTCACCGTTATTCTGAATGGCATAAGGACCATTTGTAAATCTTTCTGCGAAGAATATACTTGCGAATAAAGTAGCATCACCAGTTCCTTGTAAAGCAGGTGTAGTAGTAAATGTGCTTGAAGTTGGTGTCTCAAATACTGTGTAATGAGCATCGGTAATTGTGTTAGTTGTTCCACCAGCAATGTAAATAACATCACCAGGATTCAACTCGTGATCAACAGCAGAACCACCAGGATCTGATGTTACAACTGAGAAATCAAACTTAACTTGATCGTTACCGTTTGATACCTGAATGTTATCAATTAAAGCATTGCTTAGATAAACACGAGGACCAATTTCTCCACTAACTGTTTCAAAATCAATACCTACGATAGTTGTACTTGCTGCAACACCATTAGGAGTTGCGGTCTGTGATACAACCATTCCAGCAGTTAAATCTTCAGCAACATTAACTTTAAATGTTGCAGTACCAGATGCAGCACCAGAAAGTGCTTTGTCCAAGTAAACTGTAGTTCCTTGTACACCAACAACTCTTGTTTGTTCTGCAATACCTGTACCAGATACACGTTGTCCTTTCACAATAGAAGTAGCAGAATCAACTGCAATTTCAAATGTTCCAGAAGTACCAGAAGTAATAGTTGGAGTTACGTCAACATCAAGGAGGTTAATGTAATCTTGTCCGATAACACCTTTGCAACCTGTCTTAGCAATTGTAGTACCAGCAGCAACTGATGCACCATCCGCAACACCTTGAAGTGCGATAGGCATGTTGTTTGCACGTGACAGATAGTAACCGTATACGTTACCAGCAGCAGAAGTGAAAGTAAAGACTTGTTCAGGATAGGAAGCGGTAGAACGTCCTCTACCAAAGTTTGTTGCAACAGTATTCATATCAGCAGTTAATTGCTGACTAAGTTCTAGATTCAGACCTTGAATGTCAACGACATATGTGTTTGCTGGAATACCAGCACCTTCTGCATAGTCACCTTTTTTAATATCAGCAGTGTCATCAACTGCAATTTGATATGTGCCAGCAGTACCAGTAGCGTTCTGAGTTGTAACAGCAGAAACTGTAGTAGAAACTGTCCAACGGTTACCATTCAGAAGAATACCATACTGGTTGGTAAAGTCTTGATTTTCTTCGGTGCGATTATTAGCAACGACTGGATATCCAGTTGTAGCTGCTGATCCATATCCACTTGCGTTACTTGCATTATATGGTTCGTAGTAATTAGCAGATGAAGGAACATCTGACTCGCCAGGAGTAGTATTACTGGTGTAGAGTTTCAACACCAAATTCCTAGGAATTGTGTGGGTTGAATTCAATAAAGTACGGAGTGAATCAATCTCACCTTGGTCTGTGACTAGAAGTGCCATCTAAAGTATCTCCTCGTGTTTTCTTCCTATATGAACTTATTTATAATAAAGTTAGAGTGCTAGTTTCAATGATACTACGCACCTTTGTATATTTAGTGCATACACAATTTCAAATTGTAAAATGTCTCCAGCATTAAGTGCTGTATTCCAAGTAGAAATTGTAGTATTCCTATTTATTCTTTGTGTTGTACCTGATGATATATCTCCTAACGTAGGTCTCTCACTACCACAAATAGAAGAGAAGTTAGGAAAATTGGCAAAATCAACCTTACCAATATCAAATTGTATTTGTCCTTCTTGATCGGCAATTATAGTCCATGACTCAATTTTACCTGTTACATCAAGAGTCATGTCTCCCTTAATACCAGAAGACATAGGTGCAGAACCAGCATCAACTACAAAGTTTATTGTCCTTGTAAGATCAGCAGTTGTAGAAAGACCTACAACATATACAGTATCACCGTTAACTGGAGCAACAGTAAATATGATGTCAGTTCCACTAGTTGTGTAATCAATTCCAGGAACTTGTACTAATCCATTTATAGCAACAATCAATTGTTGATCATTTGCTGGAGTATATGGATCACCGTCTGGATCAATTAATGGGAATCCTACATTGGTTCCATTAAATATCCAACTAGAAGTATTAAGTATCTCGTTGCCATATTGAAGATACTTACTAGGGATTTCATAGTTAACCCCAACGTTATATTTCTTCTGAGGTTCTGAAAGAACCTGATAATTAGAAGATCTTACTGATACGTTATACTTAGGCATTATGTAACTCCTGGCGTTACTTCAATAATCCCTTCTATAACTCTAGTCTTGATACTTTGCGGAGAAGTAAGAACAATATCATATACATATCGTCTTGGATCTAATGCAGAAGTATTAGTGTTGTTTAAACTAATTTTTAATATCCCATTGTAACGATCAACAAATTCTACTAAAAAATCTGTTGATGTTGTTGAATAATAACTACGTCTCATCTTAGCATCTGCTGTGTAACCAGTTAAGTTAAGAGGAGTTGTATTATCTTCGTTTTGGATATTAAACGTGGCATCAAAGTCCGTTCCTTTTTCCAATAATAGATTTAGGGGGATTGCTGCCATTGATGTAACCTAGACTATTTTTTATTTATTCAGCTGGGGGTGCTGGAGTTTCAGGTGGTGTTGAAGTTTCTTCTTTAGGATCAAGTAATTCTAAAGTTTCCATTCCACCTTGTAACTTCAATCTATATTCTTGAAGTCCTTTTAATTGTTTTTCGGCAGCTTCAATTTTTGAATCTGCATCTTTAATTTGCTTTTCAAATTCTTGTCTTAAACCTGCTGCATCCATTGTAATCAAAGAAAATAATATGTAATAGTATTTATACTATATTATAGAGCTCTAAAAATTTATAATAATACTCATCATATCCTGGTATGCCAGGATCTTCTCTTGTTTCTACGCATTTACATATTCTATTGTAAAACTTACTTTGAGTGCAATTTGCTCCTTGATCTTCAAATTTTTCTTTGAGTTTTACCCAATTTTGATATACTGATTCTTCCATTGTTATAATTTCATTATGAATGTTAATGCATAATATGGTGGTAAATTCTTACCTGATCCAGAACTACCTTGAGATCCAATAGTAACACCAATTGTGTGATCGTGACCACCATCAGATCCAGTTTGACCAGTAATATTGTGAGAATGACCTCCAGTATTACCAGTGTTACCATTCACGTTATGACTATGATCTCCACCGCCATTAGTATTACCACCAATATTAAAGTTGAAACTATGAGTATGATCTTGACTTACTCCCATTGTGTCAAGAGTAAAGTTGAAGTTATGGGTGTGTCCTACATTAGAAGTGCTCTGAGCATTTTCTTGTTCTGCTGATGCTTTTTGTGATCCTTGATCACTTTCATCATTATCATTACCGACCCTATCAAATGTGTGGGAATGATTTCCACCACCTATTGAAATGTTAGATGACGTTGTGTGATAATGGTTGTGACTTTGTACACCAGTGTTTCCACTTCCAGATCCACCCTGTCCATGTGTATGACTGCCAGTATTGTTTGTTCCAAAATTTCCTGAATCATGTGAATGATTACCAGTATTGTTTGTTCCAAGATTTCCCTGACCATGAGAGTGTCCATTATGAGTTGAGGAAGTAGCATTAGCATTATGTGTATGTGATACTATAACAGCATCTGCACTACCACCAGTAGATCCACTATTGTAACTACTACCAGAACCAACAATAAATTTATCTCTTAAATCTGGTGTACCATTTGATCCATTACATAGAGCCCATCCACTAGGAGCACTACTGCCATTGTACATCACAATAGTTCCAGATGGAACTCCTGACGATATTGTAGTGTTTACCCAATTAGTTCCATTGTATTGGAGTATATCATTTGTGCTTGGAGAACCACCACCAAAATTAACATCGGTTAATCCACCAATACCTCCAGTTGGATAATTTGTGTCTGCTGCTGGAGCCCATTCAGAACCATTCCATTTTAATACCTGTCCTGAAGATGGAGAACTAGTAGAAACATTATTAAGATCTTCAATATTAACAGTACCAATTGATGTTAAGTAACCTGCATCGTTAGTAAACGAAGATACATTTGTTGGTTTATTTTTGATAAAATCTAACGAACTACTATTACTTTGAGTCCAATCAGATTGAATTTGACCAGCAGGTATTGCTGGTTGATTAGTTAAACTATTGTAATCTCCATCAAACGTAGTATATCCAGCACCATTAGTTAACTGATTATTATTAGTTATTGGTGTTGGTTTATTTTTGATATATGCATCATCAGAAGTATCAGTTTCAGTCCAATCTGCTTGCACATTTTCTTCACCAGATCCACCACCAGATAATGTAATCCATTCTAACTGAGTTCCAGTAGAAGAAAGAACCTGTCCAGCACTACCTAATCCATTATCCTTATCTTTAATACCACCATAAATGTTTATGCCAGTAGATTCTGTTGCAAATTTTTGATTACCTGCATAGTATAATCTTACCTCTGCTGAACTTTTAAAATCAGCTACATCAATTGTTTCATCTGCTGATTTAATATAAATTTCATCACCTTTTATTTTTAATGTAGCACTATTCTCAATATAATTGGTACTACTAGAATGACGAATTACTATATTATCACTACCAGTTCCAAATGATATCTTGGCATCATCATCAACCTTTATAGCATTAGCACTTTTATCAAAGAATATATTTTTTGTAACTCCAGCAAAATTTACATCTCCACTTGTTTTATTATAAGTAAAATTATTCATTCCATTGAATAAATTACCATCATTATATTGAATCTCAGTATTAGATCCACCAGCTGTAGGAACATTTGCTGGAGTGTATGAAAACACACCTGTTGTGGAGTTATATGATAGCGATCCGTTTCCAGAAGGAGTTTGAGTACTTACAGATAAGTCAGTTAATGAAATACCACCACCTCCACCAGAGGCATTACCAATTACAATTTCTCCATTCATACTACCATGATATTGGCAATTGTAATAAAGAGTTGTTCCTCCTAAACCAGCTGTATAAAGTATTACAGTTCCTGATTGAGCACCGTTACCAGTTACACCATAACCACTACCTGTATAAGATATGACTTGATTACCAGTGCCAGCACCATTTACAGTTTTGATTAAAAATGGATGACCACTTACGTTATTAAGACTAAATGTTAAAGTATCATTTTCGTTAATGCTTATATTGGCATTGTTACCAGAAACGGAACCACCTCTGTCAGTACCAGATAATGTATATGCAGATGATCCAGAGGCAGTAACATTTATTGTATATGATTGTGCCCCTGCACTAGTAGTTAGATCTGATGCAGGTGACCATACACTTCCATCCCATTTTAAAACATGACCTGTAGTAATACTTGCTGGTATTGAAGTATCGGAAAGACCACTAAGTGATGTGGAACCAGCTGAAGTTATATAACCTGCATCATTAGTAAATGCAGATACATTTGTTGGAACAGTTGGTATTGTAGGAGTATTAGTTAAATCATCATAATCTCCAGAAAATAATACAGGTTTGTTTAAAATTTCTGAAAGACCAGAATTAGAATCCCAATCTGCATTGACCTGTGCTGCTGGAATAGATGGTGGAGTATATGTAAATTGACCTGATGTAGAATTATATGTGACATCACCACCACCAGAGGCAGTAGGGTTAGGTTTACTAACGGATATATCTGTCAGAGCAATGCCACCACCACCACTGGATGTTAAATCTGGTGCTGCAATCCATTTAGTAGTGCTGTTATCCCATTTTAATACATGACCATCAGTAGGAGATCCAGCGTTAACATCAGTGAGATCATTAAGAATTGATGGTATAGTAGGTTTATTTGTTAGATCATTATATGATCCTGAGAATAATACAGGTTTATTTGTTAGATCTGCATAACTCCCTGAAAATGTAGAGTATCCTGAAAGGTCTGGTGGTGTATATGTGAACACACCATTTGTATTGCTATATGCTAAAGCACCAGATCCATTCGCTGTACCTGTTGTAACGGAGAGATCAGTGAGTGAGATACCTCCTCCACCACCTGTATTTGTTGATGGAGCAAATGTAAATACACCAGTTCCTTGATTGTATGCTAGAGAACCACCACCACTTGCAGCTACTGTTTGTACAGAAAATTGATTAACACCTACAATCACTAATTGTTGTGCTTGCCATTTACCAGCAGTTTGATTCCAAACTAACGCTTCTCCGTCTGCTGGACTTGAAATATTTACATCGGTTAAATCAGGTAATGCAACTGTAGTTAGATATCCAGCAGAACCATGATCTCCCCAACTGTATGATGTATTCCAATTAGTAATATTCTGTGATGTAATACTAGCAGCAACCGAAGCATTGAATATAGGATCAGTTTCATTAACAACAACAGATGATAAATCTGGTGGAGTATATGTTAGTATTCCAGTTTGATTGTCATAAGAAAGTGATGCAGTACCAACAGCAGTTTGATTAACTGTCAAATTTGTTTGACCAACACTAAGATTATAGAGATCTTGTGCTATCTCATTAATCTCAATTCTTTGTTCTTCAAACGAAAACGTTTTTGGTACGTTCCTGAGTACTGCCATTTGATATTATCTCATCCTCTATAGTGATATTTAGTTTACGATGGTTTCGTAGGCCAAGTAATGTTTGACAGACTATCATCAGAAGGAGTTTGATTTGCTGGAAGATCTCTCAATTCTTGTCTATATGATTGCCATTTAGTTCTAGTTGCTTCAGGAAGATCAGGTTGTTGTGTCCAATCCGTAGATTCTAACAAGTTATTCCTTTTCTTTCTAAGAACTTTCATCGGTTCGGCATTATCAAGTTCTGTAATTTTATCATTAATTTCAGTTTCTGTTGGTTTTGTTGTACCACTATCCAACCAAGTAAGACCAGAATATTCTTCACCATCAAGAAACCACTCTGAATTGGGTCTTAATTCTCTTAGTGCTGTGGGTATATCATGTTTCATGGTAATAATTAACTAACTTCCTGTAAGATTAAACTTGTTCCCTGTTGAACTCTTACATTTTGACTTTCTGAGTTCTCCCATCTTCTTAATTTTAAGTGATAGGTAACAGTTCCTGTGGTGCCAGGACTATCTTTACAGGATAAAGAGAGTCCATTATACATATATCCACTCCCATTGGATCCATCAAAACGACTGTGACCAATCATCGCTTGCCCTATCGCACTATTACCTCTGAATAAGTGAACTATAGGAATAGACATCTCTGGATCATCGTTATCAGGATAAAACCACCCACCAAATGCACCACTAGCAGTTATTAAAACGCTAGAACTGCTTGAACTTGGTGTAATTGTTACAGTTAAAACTGTTTGGAAAGATGTAGAATTAGTTGTTGCGTCACTTGATCTTTGAACAAATGAGGTTGTTGCTCCAGAACCTCCTCCTCCTCCACTAACAGTTGACCACGTTGGTGCAGATCCAGGACCTTGACTAGTAAATACTTGACCTGCTGTTCCAAAACTGCGATTGATATGACCTATTCCCCATTCACCATCAGGACCAACACTAAATCTTTCAAGATTTAAACTCTGATCAATAAATCTTAGTACATCATCTGCTCCAGCATTATTTCTATAAACATCTATTGCGTATGATACGCTTCCATTCACATTCTCAAATTGAAGGTGACCACCTTCCATACTTGTACCAGTTGTTTTGAGAAGTGCTTCACCATTATTTGTTACTCTAAATTTTTCAGTGCCACTTATGTCAACTTTAAAATATCCATTTGATCCATTAGTATCTACTACTTCTGCTCTTGTGTTGTTTTCTTCTATCTTATCTGTTGTTCCACCACCACTAGATACAGTACTCCAATAAACAGAACTACCTTTACCACCACTTGTTAAAACCTGACCATTTGTTCCATATTTTTCTGCATCAGTTCTAGTATTGTTTACTGATCCAGTTGAAATATTGCCAGCATCAATTCCAATCTCTCCATACCTTCCAATACGTAATCTTTCTTTTACACCACCATTGTTATTACCATTACCAGGATACCCTTTTCCACCTGTTTGGAAACTAATGGCAGAATAATCATCTGATGATGTTTGAATTGATCCACCACTTAGAGATGAAATAGCATAATCCATTTGGATACGAGCATCCATATCCTCTGCTTGGGTAGTACCAGTTGGATTTCCATCACCCAATTGTGATGAAAAATCAATGTGTGGACCACCTGTAGGAGATACGACTCTGGTTCTAAACAATTCAAGAGCACCATCTGCACTTAAAGCTGCCCTGTTATGAGGGAATGGAATAGAATTTGAAATGTTTTTTGTTTGTGCTGCTATAAATCCACCACCATAAGTGTCGGACTGAGTAGAAGCAGGTTTGAGAGTTAGGATTGAATCTGGAAAACCACCACTACCAGAATATTTTGTAAATTCTAATCCATCTCCACCAGCAAGAGAACCATTATCATTAAACTGAATTTGTTTGTTACTTCCAGCAACTGAACTACCACCACCACCTCCTCCACTAACAGTTGACCATGTTGGTGCATTATTAGGACCACCACTAGTCAATACCTGACCTGCTGTTCCATAGTTTGCACCACTGAGTCCTATTTGTCCTGTATCACCGATTCTAATTCTCTCACCACCGTTAACATAGAATAATCCTTCACTACTATTTGCTCTAAGTAAAAATTTTCCAAGTGCATCAACTTCTATAGCACCAACGATGGATGATCCATTATATTTAAATTCAACTATTCTTCCAGTTGTATTTGTCCTATTAAATATCGCCACAATATCTTTGGCGTTTACTGACATACCAAATCCACCATATTCCTCAGAGGCTGTCGCACCAACAAGTTTTATACCCGACCCAACATTACCTGATGCTGACACAGGATCTTGATTACCGTTACCTATAGAAGCTTTACCACCTAATATATTTCCATTATGTGTGATACGAAATCTTTCTATTGCATCTGTCGCAACTAAAAAGTGTCCGTTATTGTTTACAGTAGAATCGTCAACAACTTCTGCCCTTGTATTACCCTCTTCTATTTTATCTGATCCACCGCCACCACTACCAGTTTGATCTGCTACCCAAACATAGTCAGAACCATTCCAACTTAAGATTTGTCCTGACGATGCATTTACTACATTGAGATGTGCATTTACATCAGAATCTGTATAAGATGATGTAGCAGAATTTGTCCATTGAGAACCATCCCATGTTAATACTTGACCACTACTTAAGGTAGAAGTATTAATAAAAACATCGCTATGATCATTAAGAGTATGGGATGGTAATGATGCAAGAATTTGGAATCCACCTGAAGAAATATTATTAAAACTTACATTAGTACTAGATTCCATTATTACAGAATCTATTACTGAACCATCTTTTTTTAATTGTAGTTGTACATTTGATGCTCCCTGAATAGCAGCTTCATATGTGAAAGTTGGTGATGATCCACCAGACTGTGCTACCCAACTAGTAGTACCATTTCCGTCCGTAGATAAAACATATCCATTAGTCCCGTTGTTTGCAGGTAGAACAAAATCAACATTACCACTAAAGTTAGCATGTGGTGGTGCTTTTACAGTTACATAATGTGCGTTATTAACTGCACAGAATAAATTTATTTTTGCCTGTTGTCCACTACCTGCTCTTATTGAAACCTCACCATCACTAAGAGTAACACCACTACTAGATCCATCACCACCAGCAGTCAATACTTTAGTAGATGAACCTCCTCTTCCAAGAACAGTATCTAATGTATCTGATTCAGCAGATAGGTAAGAAGAAAGATCTGGTGGAGTATATGTGAATACACCTGTTGTATTATCATATTCTAATTTTGAAGTTGCAGCAGGGGATGCATTAGTACGAGAAAGATCAGTTAATGCTATACCACTACCACCTGTTGCAGTTAAATCAGCAGCAGCAATCCAAGTTTGTGTAGAATTTTGCCACTTCAGTACATGCCCATCAGTAGGAGATCCAACGTTAACATTTCCAAGATCATTAAGATTAAGTGATGCATCAAATTGTATAGTGTGAGGATTTGTATTTGTGCGAGTTATTGTTATCCCAGTGCCACCATCAAAAAATACTCTATTTGCTGCTACAGCAGAACCATTCTCTAATAATTCTACGCCAGGTGATAATAGTGCTGCAAGACTGTAAGTATTGCCTCCTCCTCCTGAAGGAGCATCAATCCAATCAAGTGAAGTTCCAGTTGAACTTAATATTTGACCTGCTGTACCTGCTGATCCAAGTGCGTCAAGTATCTTAACTGGTTGAACACCAGAATCATTAATAGTTAATTGAGTATTTCCTGTTCTGTTTTTAACTACAACTTTTCCGTTGCTAGTACCATACATTAAATACAAACCATTTGCACTAGCATCATCTATGAATGATGTACTGCCATTAACATTATTAGTATGATGGATAAACATCCTAGCTCCATAGGATGAACTATCTCCACCAAAACAAGCACCACCACTATAGAAATCTATATTATTCGTTTGACAATCCAATTTGCCACCCAATTGTGGGGTTGTGTCCTCTACAATATTATTCAGACCTCCTCCACCACCACCAGAAACAGCACCAGGAACCCATAGGTTATTAGTGTCATCCCACAACAATGCTTCACCATCACTAGGTGTTGCATTAGAAACATCAGATAAATCTGAAACATTATCTGGTATTGATAATGTATTGTTTGTCCAATTACTACCATTATAATATAAAACTTCTCCTGTAGTTAAAGGACCGCTTCCTTCCTGTGTACCAGTGTAAACTACATCGTTTAAATCTTCTAAATCAGTAACTCCACCACCACTAGCAGTAAGATCAGTTGCAGGTTGCCAAGCATTAGCACTTGAATTCCATTTAAGAACTTGACCATTAGTGGGTGCAACACTAAGATTTACATTTCCTAGTTCACCAATAGAAGATGAAGTGTCTAGTAACTGAACCCAAGCACCTGCATGTGCATAGTATCCATGACCCTCTGAATGAACGTGAGCGAACATACCATGATATGTGCTAGCTAATGGTAATGCTGCTAAGTTAGCATAATTATTGGAATATAATATTTTACCAGTAGTATCAATATCTCTGGTAGTTGTATTGCCCGTTGCAAGAACCTGATCAAGTGTTTGAGATCCACCACCTCCAGTAGCAGATATTGTAAATCCTCCAGTGGTTACATTACTAAATGAAATATTGCTTCCTTGAGTTATGACAATATTATCTGTGGTAGAGTTGTTACCAACCAACGTTATTTTTACATCATTAACATTCTCATTAGAACTGTTAAGTGAATATTCTGTATTCGTATCTGTAAATGAAGTTATATAACCTACATCGTTAGTAAATGCAGATACATTTGTTGGAATAGTTGGTATTGTAGGTGTATCTGTTAAATCATCATATGATCCTGAGAACAATACAGGTTTATCTGTTAAATCATTATATGATCCAGAGAACAGTACGGGTAAATTTGATAAGTCGTTATAATTTCCAGAGAACAGTGTAGGTGTATCTGTTAGATCATTATATGATCCTGAGAATAATACAGGTTTGTTTAAAATCTCAGCAAGACCACTAGTAGCATTCCAATCTGAATTTACTTGATCTACTGCCTTCAAATAACCTTCTAATGAATGATCACCCCAACTATGTGCGTTATTCCAATTGGTAATATCCTGTGACGTAATATTAGCAGCAACTGAAGCAGTAAATATAGGATCAGTTTCAGTAAAACTAGTTAAAAATGCACTAAGATCTGGTGGATTGTAAGTAAATACACCAGTAGTATTATCATAAGATAATGCTCCACCACTAACTACTGATCCAGTGGTAACAGAAAAATCTGTTAATTCAAGTGTTCCTAATTGAAGATTATATAAATCAAGAGCAATCTCATTGATTTCTATCCTTTGTTCTTCAAAGGTAAACGTCTTTGATACATTTCTAAGAATTGCTGTCATTGGACTTAACTATTTGCTTTAATAGTGATTTGATCTCGCTCATTTCACATTTAATTTGATCCAATTCTTGTTCCATATTTTGAAACTTTAACTTAGACCTCTTATATTTCTCAAAGGAAGACCTGTCGGTATTTATGATAGCACCAGTGTTTACATCACGATAAAGATGATCGTTGTCTTTGACTTTTAAATGATTCATTAGTATGACGCTACAGCTCGTAGATCTTGGATCTTCGGTACAAACGCTGGATTAGTTGTTTTCATTACGACCTTAATTGCAAACGATGAAAACTCAGGAAGATCCTCAACACTATATGTTAATTCTTGATAAGAAGATTGTTTTTCAGTTATTCCACTAATAGAATTTTCAGCAGTTGCAATAACATCAACATCTGGCGAACCATTATTGTTGAAATATATCCATTCAAGATCTTCAAAATTATCTTCAGAAGATGATTTCTTAAACTTATAAAGAACTTCAATATTTTTAATGTCAACAGTATTTACAGTTAACCTAGCATCTACTCCTGTTGCTGGATTCTCAATGGAAACTTCCTTCGTTATGTATGATGCAGCAGTAGAAGTTCCTTTAGATTGAGTATCAGATACAAAATCAATACCATTTGAGAATGTTACTTTAGAAACCATTACATAATTTTCTTCACCAGCAGTTTGACCAGTCCATCCAATAATGTCACCAACACGTATTATATCAGATACTTGTGCTGGACTTACACCAACTGCAACTCTGCTAAAATCACCAGATCCACCAGAACTTGTATAATCATCATTGATTGGTTTCTTATCATTAATTACTGTAAGAATTTTATTGTTTTGATTCCATAGTACAACTGTACCACTAATCTTATTATCATAATTTTCACTTAATTGAGATGCATCTCTAACATAAACACTTGATTGTGGTGAAGATTCATTTGGAATTACTGGAACTATTTCAGTAACATTACCTTCTGTTGCAGTAACTGTTACTTTAGGAACGCCAGCATTAGCACCAGTTGTGTCTGGATTCAGTGTAGTTGTAGTTCCAAATCGCAATCCCTCACCTTGAACGAAGGTGTTTACAGTGTCTACCCTCACAATTAATGTAGCACCATCAACTTTAAGAATGGTTCCTGAAGCATTGGTTGTCAATCCTGTAATTCTTTGATCAGTAGTTATAGCAGTTCCTGTACCATTAGTTACAGTAAAACTCCAAACTGGGAAGAATTCTAATATTTGATCTCTGCGTCCAAATCTATCCTCTTGACCACTAGCATTTTCAATTCTATTACTAATAGTTTTTATAGATGCTTTTGATAGATCTATCATTGGAGATAGATTAGAAGATGTACTTGAAAGGTCAATCTTATATGTTAATGATCTATCAATGTTATTGATACTTTCATTAATTCTAGATGCTAAAACTTTTTGATTGATAAAGAAGAAATCTTCATTCAAGAAAGTTTTCTCAAAATTTTCTGTTTGACTATATGTTGTAAATGTTCCAACATTATCATCAATAGGTGCAATGTTTGTTGTCTTAATAGAACTATCTATTGTTGTTTGTGCAAATGTCAAACTAGGAACGGTTGCATGAATTTTTTCAAACTTTCTATTGTAAGAAGCAAATAAAGATTTACCTCCACCAAAAGAACTAATTGTTGCTTTATTAACAGAAGTAATATTATAATTATCAATACCTACGTTTGTTACTTGATACAAAGTATCATTTAATTCTGTTGATGAAATACCACCTGTATCAGCAGCACCCTTAAAGAATACAAATGATTCTCCACTGTTACTAAATCCATTATTAAAATGATTTATTTTAATAACTGATCTATTATTTTTAAATAGAGGTGATGTTGCACTAGATTCAGAATTGGTATTTGTTTCTATAGAACTTGTATGTAATAATTCATATCCTAAATCTTCATTTGTGAGAAGAACGGATGCAGTTCTAGAAATATCAAATTCTGCACGATGTAAACTAAACTTAAGATCTTCAAATAGATCTTCTGTCCAAGCATTAGTATTCTGAGACTTAAAGAGAGAACCTAAAGCAGGTTGTGTTGTGACAGTTGTGCTAGTGGCAACTTCTATCTCACCAAGTTTAGATGCCCAAACAAGATAATCAATTGAATCTGTTTCAAGAACAAGAGCATACTCTGTATCATTTTGTAGGTAAACAGGATAATCAAATTCAAAATTAGTAGGAATTGTAGAATTTGTTACACCAGTTTGATCTGTAGCAATACCCATGCGAACTGCTGGTGTATCAATTGTAATAGAAGATTCTATTGCAGCACCAGCGTTTCCTGTTCCTGTTCCTCTTATAATAACTGCTGGTGGTTCTGTATATTCTGAACCAGATAGAATAAGATCTGAATGGTATACTTTACCACCTGATACTCTAACTGTAGCAGTAGCACCACCACCGCCAGGTAATTGTGGACTTTCTAAAGTTATGATTGCAGAATCATATGATGTTCCTGTGTTTTTAATTTTTAAATCAGTTACTCTACCAGAATCTTTTACAATCTTTAAAGTTAATGTAGTATTGTTTGCATTATTAGCAGCAATAATTGATGGTACAGTTAAACTTTCATCTTGTTTGAAAGATGTTCCATTGTGGTTGTCTAAAACTAATGTATAAATTTGGTCATTAGTTAATGAAAACAAACCAGATACTGATGGTGTCAATTCAATATTATTCTTATCAAACACACGTGATACAGGTCCTGAAGCATTAGATGATTGTCCAGTAACTTTTTCACCACTTGCTACAGTAAGAGAATCACTAGCAAGAACTCTTAGATATGTGTCAGGATTAATAACTTTTTGTGTGCCAGGTATAATATTCTTACCTGGTTTTCCATTTTGTATATCTGTTAGATATACTCTAATTGGAATATTAGTGCTCTTCTGTGAGAAGAATAAATCAACACTTGTAGTAAATACACCACCATCAAATCCTTCAACAGTAAATGTTTGAGCAAGAGGATTTGGTTTGACTGGATTTTCTGTGTTGCTATCTGTTACCTGTGTTCCTTCATTTGCTTTGAAGAATGCAGGTGTAGTAGATACAATAGATGAAGGATTCTCAGGTAGTAAACCTGTAGCATAATACTTAACTTCTGCATATGTTTCTACATCATCCTTATTAGCATCTACAGAACTTGATGTAAATCTAATAGTTTTTACACCAGTAGTAAATCTAATTTCACTAGCATCTGTGTCATAATCTAAATTGTCAATATCACCAGTCCAAACACTATTTTCTCTAGGTGGATTACCTGCTGGTATTAAAATAATACCACTAGCGTTACCATTTTCATCTGTTATGATAGGAGTATTGAAAGATGATAATGAGTTACCAGCAATTCCTGTAAATTTAGAGTCTGAATTTACCCAACGAGAAATATCCTGACCTTCCATAAAAGGATAAACTCTTGTGTTTGGTTTTAGACGATTGATTGTATACTGTACAGGTATACTTCTTGCAAAGAAAGATAATGATGTAGAAACTACATTAGCACCAACACCTTTTGTAGAAATGCCCTTTCCAATTTCATTATTGTCTGGACTAACATTAGATGAACTAGCAACAGAAGCGTTAGTAACATTAGAACCTGATACATCACTATTTGTATCTCCAAATGATTCAATATTAAAGAATGATCTATTAGCACCTAACCAATTTACTTTATATGAATTATAAAGACTGGAGAATGAATCATTTAAATTATCTTTTGCAAGGAAAATTGAATATAGATTAGTATTGTTATCAGTAACAAGTGGTGCAACACTAGTATCATACCAAGCATCTACATTAGGACCTACGAACGAGTCACCAGCATACTGTAATACCACAAATGGATTTGGATTGATAGTTTTTGTTGCAAAACTATTTCCTAGCAGTTCTAATTCTGTAAATGGTAAAGTTAAACGATGATTATTTTCAACATAACCAGCAGAGGTTCGTTGATCATCTCTAGTATTAACTTCTTCTAGGTTAAGTGAATCCTCTTTTGCTTGAGGTCTCATTACAGATTGTTGTGTATCAACAGAACACTTATAGTCAATTGATTGTAATGAACCAATCTTATGTGTCTCAAAATTGTCTACAATGAAACCACTCTTAAATTTGTTGTTACCATTGCCATCAATAACTTGCATATTGAGTGCTTGTTGTTCTAGAATGCTTAGTGTAGTGTAATATTCTAGTCTCTCAATACGTTTCTCTAACTTACCAATATCACGCATTGTGTAGCGTTTATGGTCAACTGGTACAATTCTTACATCCTTACTTGTTTGTGTAAACGCTGGTACGTACAAATAGTATAAAGCGATAGCATCCTCAATCGGATCAGGTTTAGATGGATTTAATGATGAGTTACCTTCTTTGATATAGAACTTACCTTTCTTATCTAAGAACAATCCATCAATTCTACTAAGATATTGTGTTTGTGAGAATGAAAAAGTAAATTCAAGATTAGAATCAGGGGCAGGTGTACTAGAAACAATTCCACCACCACCTGAGAATGATCTACTATTATTTGAACCTAATAGAGCACTATCTTGATATCCTGATATAATAGCATCATTATCAACTTTAGGTCTGAAATCTAATACATCTCCTAGTGATACTTTACCTAGAGCAGGTGAATTGTATGTTGGAATCTCATCAGCACCAACACCAGCTTCATGTAAATATGAATCAACTGTACAGAAGTCTCCAGTTGTATGATCAAAATAATCAAATGCAATTAATAATTGTCCAACAGGTGCTTCAAATCCAGGCTTAAGAATAATTCTTGATACATCATATACTGTGTCTCTTTGACCATTATCAAATGTATATCTGTTGGTGACATCTGTTCCACTAACAAGATTACCAGATGCATCTACATTTGGAGGATCTTGTGTAGTTCCTTCATACACATACTTGAGTTTAAATGCGTCAGCATATGTAAATGTTTCTACGCTTTGAGTATCATAATTTTTACCACGGAAAGGAATGACTATATCGCCAGGTGATTCAATTACAATTCTTGTATTAAGTTTTGCTGTCTTAAGTCTTGGTTTTGCTTTTGTTACTTCAAGAGTAGCACTCAACTTAAGTTTAGGGAATTCTGTGTAGTTAGATGCATCACCGCCAAAGAATGTTTGTGGTAATGAAAGAACAACACTACCAGAAGTTAAACCACTAGCAGCATCAGTAGAAGCAGAAATATTAACTTGATCTGCTGTGATGTAGATGATATCTCCATTTTCAACAGAAGTAGCACTTCCTTTTTCTAGTATTGTAATTAAGAAATTGCTTTCATTAAAAGCAACAAACCTTTGTGTTCCAAAAGGTAACTGTGCAGTAAATGTAATGCTACCACCACTAGAACTACCAGTGCTTACAAAATCTCTTCTTACAAAATGTGTAATCTTAGAATCTTCGCCATCCTTTACAATAGAAGCAACTTCTTTAGTTCCTGTTTTGTATAGTAAAGTTCCTTGATTAAAGTTTTCAATTGAAGGACGTATTCTAACAACACTTGTATTGTCTACGTTATTTGGAAGTGCTCTGTCAAAATAAATTCTTGACTTCAATACACCAGATGGTTGTGTTGCATATTGTACAATACAACGAACAATAGTATCAGTAGTATCGGAGAATTGTACAATATCTCCTTGTTGTAGTACACGTGTACTATCACCACCAAATCCATTACATTCAATAAACTTATTACCCTTTAAACCGCCAAATGTAAAGTTTGTTACAGAAATAACTTCAGCGTATTTTTCATTGTTTATCTCAATATCAGATGTAAATGTATTAGAATTACCAGAACCAAATTCTGAATAGAATGACTTAACATTTTGAGGGGTATATGTAGTTACTGAATTTCTAACAAGAACTGGAGTAATTTTTGCAATCTTTGTAGGTTCTGCATTTCCCTCTTTTTGATTTACTAATACTATAGGAGGTTTTGCATACTCAGTATTAACAGATTCTCTACTTATGATAGATGCTCTTAATAATTTTTTACCAGTAGATATGTCTAAACTAATTTTAGAAGAATCAAAGGTAATACCATCAATCTGTAAAGTACATCCAGTTGACTCATAACCTGCACCTTTAAAAGTAACAATAAAATGAGATATTGTATTATCTTTTGCAATTCTTACAGAATTATTATTTTCATCTCTAATAATTTCACCTGATTTAAAACTACCAAATAGTGTTTTAACCATTAGAGTTTTGTTCTTACTGAATGATCCAGTTGAAGAACCTTCTACAACACCATAAGCACCGCTTGTAATACCGTAAATATACTGACCAGGTACAAATCCACCTGAAGTCTCAATAGAGTCATCTAAGAGGATTTTAGTAAAGAATTGAGGATCAAAATAAGATAAACCAAATATACTGTTGTAAACGGAAGTTCCATCATTTTTTCTACCCTTGGATAGAACAACATCTAAATCTGTGTTGAAACCTGTTCCTCTTTCTACCAATGTAAAATTACTTGGTTTAGCAATACCAACAACAGGTGTTACAGTCTCATTATAGTCTCGTATGAGACCAAATCTATTCTGATCATTCTCTCCATCTATTTTAGTTCTGAATAATTCTCTGTTACCGTCATCACTAGAATTTTCTGCATCAAATTCAGTAAAGAATTTGTCTAAAAGATTTTTATCTCCTACAAGTGTTAATTCAAGATATGTTTTTGCTGCTTCAGATGGATCGTCCAATTCAGGTCTAGAAACCTCAGAATAACCAATAACATCAATCTCATTTATTGTGTTAGGAATACCACTTACGTTTCTACCTTGAACCCAATATAATTTTGATAATGCTGTCAATCTTTCATCAAATGTATCGGTAGCATCTACACCAGATATTGTGGAAACTGTAATGGTTATAGCAGCAGCACCACCACCGCCTAGGTTCCCGTCAGAGATGCTTAAAGTATCTGTTGCAGCATATCCAGTACCTGCTTGGTTTAAAGTGACTGTAGGGGTTCCATCCTGTGCTACAACAACATCAAATGTTGCATTAGTTCCATTCTGTGAAGTTGTGCTTGCAACATTAGTGTACGTGCCAGAAGTTCTATTAGCATCAACAGCACCATTATTTGTAAAAGTTCCAACACCACTAGAAGCACCATTTAATGTGCTTAAATTTACATTAGAATCTTTTTCTACATAAACAGTTTTGATTCCTTTATTTTGATCAAAGAATAACCCTCTACGAGATTTTGTTTGCTTGGGATCATTTGCATTTTCTGATCCATTAAGACCAATACTTCCATCATTAAAAACAGAAGATAAAAATACATTAGGATATGCTGTCAGATCAGATCCATCAGCATTCAACGGTGTGCTTCCAAAAGTATTGGTAATTCTATACGTAGGAAGTCCTGTAGTTTTTAATCTAATGTCAGATCTATCAAGAGTTTGTCTTGCTTTAGAAACAGGAAGATATTTTGTTTCCTTATTAACAATTTCAAAACCTCTTACATATGCTTTACCTGAACTGACACTAGCAAGTAATTTGTTCTTTGCATCATCAACAGTCAAACCATTTACTTTGCCAAATTCATCTAGAGAATATACACCTAAATTTCCATTGTTTTGATAATACTCTCTAACGTCAAGAGAAAAATCTTCAACAACGTAATCACCAGATTCATCAAAAGTTCTTCTTGCTAAAGTTTGCTCAAGAAGATTATAGTCTGTTTGTACTACTTGACTCTGTACAGATCCTTTTTTAACTGTAAGAATCTGAATAAAATTCTTATCTGTAACTGCATTTAGATCAAATTTAACTAAATTAAGAGAAATTTTTAATCTATTTGCACCTGGTGCAGAAAAATTAGTAGATCCAATAGCATTGTCATACAAAGATGAATCTTCTTCTGCTGTTACAATACTTTCAACAATTTTAAAACCAACCTTTGCAGATGGTTTATTAAAATATTTGTCAACAATTAATAATTGTTCTGAATTTCTAACAAAATATCCATTAACAAAATAAATACCTTCTTCTACTTTTACAGCAGAAGCAAATCCCATTGCTGGACTTTCTAACGTTGACGATGCACCTGTGTCAGGATCAGTAATAGAAATAGAAGTAGGAAGTACGCTTCCATCTGTTCCAACCACCATCAGTGGCGTATTAACTCCGTCTACAACTTCTAAAGTTTCACCTTGACGAAAAGTTGCTTCGTTAGAAGCATCACCACTATTAGTGTAACTTACATATAAGACATCAGAAGTAGTTTCTGTTGCGACATTAGCATCAATAACTGTTGCTGTCACACCAGATGTATTACCCTTAAGAACCAATCCTCTTAATTGGGTAATATCAAATTTTTTGAAAACGATTTTACCGTTTTCATTAATAGGTATCTCAGATACCGAAGATAATTTTATGTATGGCAGTTTAGTGTTAATCCCAACCTCGCCAGGAATAACTAGTTCGCCTTGTTTAAATGCATACTTACCAAAACTTTCAATCTGATTTTGAAGAACAGACTGTAATTGGGTTAACTCTCTCGCTTGGATAGAATATCCAGGACGAAAAAGAACCTTATAGAAGTTCTTATCTTGTGCAAAATCATCGTAGTAGGGAGTTACATTGAGGTTCGTCTTCTGAGGCATCTCACTTTCGTTCTAACTTGGATTGGATAAATTAGAATTCAATTACGAGCTTGATGTCCTCAATTTGGTCAGCAGCTCTCGTAATCTGTCTTCTGTTCTCTATGTATACGATATCTCCAGAGTTAGGTTCAATCTCAGCATTTGCTTTACCCTCTACGAAAGAGACATCAGCAACTACTGAAGGTGTACCAGATGTTCCCTCTGTAGTAACAACATTTCTTGAAGCACCAGAAGTACCACCACTAACTGCATTAGATGCGTTAGATTCAAATGCATATACAACACCACTATCTGTGTGTACAGTAGGAGATTGGAAATACTTTAAGATACCATTAGTGGAATCCCAAGAAACTACAGTACCTTTTGCAGTACCGCCAGTCACTGTCTGAGATATAACTTCATCAACAACATAATCAGCACCAGTTCCATTTACTTTTAATGCATGGGTTCCACGCAATGTGCTGTTAGAAGCAAACGTGGTAGTTCCATAATCAAATGGATCTTGAATAATACCAATTCTACGGAAATCATTATCTACAGGGAAATCACCTTGACCTTCTGCATATGTTAGACGTACATTTGTCATAACTCTTTTACCAAAGAGTTCTACATCAGCATCAGAACCATGTCCACCTTCAGGTGAAATTACAACTTCAATATATGCGGAACCTGTAAATGCACCAGGATTGGTTGTAAGACCTACATCAGTAAATACTGTAGCAGTAGTTAGAATTAAGTTACCATAGGTGTAACCAGATCCAACTGCTTGCATAGAAGCAGATGATACTTCACCAGAGGCATTAGTTTCAAACTTAACAATACCACCAGTACCATCTCCTTTAACTGGAGTATATAATGTAGCGGATGCAGGGAGGTTTGATCCAGCATCTCTAACAACAGCAACATGAATAGCACCATCAACGGCAAGTGCTTCTACGGCAGTCCTAGATGCATCAGTTGCAGCAGCAATAGGCATAAAGTCTGTTGATAAGAAAGCAAGAACATCACCAGTAGGTAATGTAAATAAATGCTTCCAAACATATCCAGCAGTTCCAGATGGTTCTGTGTATACTCCAGTAGCACTATCAAATGTACCTTGACCTGCACTAGGTTGTGACTTTGGTTCGTAGGTTACGTTTTGACCAGCAGTGTTTGTTTCATCCTGTCCATTATAAAGACATTTGAAGACTTCGTAGTTGCTATTCATAACATAAAACTTAGATCCAGACAAAGAGTTTGAACCTAAAGCAGTTTGTGTACCAATTGCACCGCCACCACCAGGTGTTGCTGCATAATTTGGACGGTACATATCAAATTTTGGATTCGTCTGAGTATTCCAGTTGTAACGAGGAACAACTAGACGAGCATTATCACTAAGAATACGCTTGGCAGCAATTATCTCATCATATACATCTCCTTTCTCAGAAGCATTATCTAGAGGAATAGGTGGAACTTCTTCAGTTGCGTACCTATACGTTCCTGTCTTAGCAGTTGCAGTTCCGTTTGTTATCACTGTACCAAACGAAGGTGTTGCAGTTGCACTAGGTAAAATAGTATTCAGAAGAAGACTATTTGGGTAAACTGCTTCTACCGTACCTTTAAATGTTGCGGTGTTAACATCATTACCTGTGTAGATAACATCGTTAACTGCGAATGTTCCGCTTACATTGAAAATCTCAAGGTAACCGTTCCACTTGGTTGATCTTCCAACGAAGAAATACATTCTAGTACGATCAGCTGAGGCATCATCTGCACCTTCACCTAATGATTCTAAGAATTGTTTCGCATTGAAAATTCTAAATTTTTCTGAAATAATAGCTGCCATAGCACTGAGTCTCGTTTAGTTTCTTAATAATAGACGAATCTAAGGTTTATTTATACGTTTTAATTTGCACTTCTTATGAAGTCACCTACGGTATGACTCTCTATAGGAGAACCATTTACACCACGGGTGCATCCAATAAAACGATCACTTAGTTTACTGGTATAAGAAATTGTTTCTCTACCAATCAAAATATTACCAGATGCGGGGAAATTAGTTGTATTTGTATACACAACTGCACCTGATGCAATATAACCTGCACCATTTTCGTCAGGTAAGTCTGTAGTATCTAGTTGAGTTAGATAATTGTTTATTGTTGGATACGCAACATTCATTGAGTATCCATCGTTTGCCCATCCTGATCCAGCAAAATCTGAGAAATCTAATAACTGGAATCCATATCTGTCAAATTCTTCAATGGTATACTCAGAAACAGAATGACCAGCTGGAGATAGAATATCTCCAGTGTTCATGAATTTAGCACCTTCCCACTGGAAGAACGCTGGTCTCATAGTTGTATTATGTAGCGGAGGAGGAGATGAGTTGTATGATGGATTGTAAAAACGATGATCAACAAATCCCATTTGATATGTAGTTACATTATCACCAGGCGTAGCACCGCCACCGCCACCGCCTCCACCACCAGTAATAGGACCGCCAGGTCTTCTACCGCCAGATGGTCTATCTAGATCTATAAATGTACTGAAACCACATCGTGCATCATAAGCACCAAGTTCAAGAATGCTCATTCCTTGTGATGTTAAGAATGTATCAGGCATCCTAACGGAATCAACAACAGTTGGATAATATCTGTTAACTTCTTGTGGAATTGCTACGGGTGCTGGTAGAGTGAAACCTAATTCAATTTCATTTTCAATCAATGTTAAACTACCAATCCAATCTGGTTGTGCCCAACTAGGTATTGTATGTGAAGGATTATCAGGATCACCAGGTAAAGTAGGTCCTATGATACCTCCTCCACCTCCTCCTCCACCACCTTCAATTCCTTTGATTGGAGTGATCTGACTAACAACATTTAAGTTAGTAACAAGAAGATTGTTTTCAAAACCTAATTCTATAAGACTATCAATTTTTCTACCATTTTTCTTAATTACTTTAAACTGTCTAGAAACAACAACTCTAGGAGCAATTGTATATCCAGAACCAGAATCAGTAATTACAATATCTACTACTATTCCACCTTGTACAATTACCTCTGCTCTTGCACCACCACCTTGTCTATTCTCAGGAATAAAGTGTAGTATAGGTGTACTATCGTATCCGTTAATAACACCAGCATCTTTATTCCATGTAACATTTGTTACTTTACCATTAGTAACTGTACATTCTACGCTTAGACCAGTTCCACGAGTGTCACCTGAATACTTAGAAACAAGTAAAGGACCGTAGAAATCGTTTGATACATCAGAATCTACATTATAACTTTTTGGATTTGCATAACGAGGTAATTTATTAACAGTTCTAAATTCAGTTTCACCATCAATTTTGATCAAATCATCTGTAATTAAATTAGCACCACCTCTTTTTCTCTCAAAAAATGCTTCATCACCTTTAGGTGTACCATACAACCATCTAGTAGAATTTCTTTGCATTTGATTTTCATTAAATGCGTCCTTAACAGGATTAAGAGTGTTAGTTGTTCCTGTCAATTCATATTCATCACTAAAGTCTGGTTTGCCAGCAAAGAATATATTTGATGCATCTATTGTTTGATTACTACCAGCAATTGTAATAATTAAAGTATTTGCAGTGGTTGTGTATAGTTTTACGTTACCAATATATTTTTTAATACCACCAACTTTTTGATAAGCAACTTGGTGATCATTGTGTGATAAATTATACCAAGAAATCCAATCAATAAAATCGTTTGGAACACCAGCATCACAGGTTAGAATAAGTTCGTTATAATATTCATTTCTTTCATAATCAAATAAAGTTAAAGTTGTCTCTGAATCTCTTCCATACAAACTAATAATATCAACATTATTTTGAGGAGATATTTCTTTATGGAATCTTATGGAAGGTCCGCTAATAGTGTATGCTTTAGTTTCTCTCTGTAAAACACCATCTATAAAAACATAAACAAATGCAGTGTTATTGAGAGATCTAATCTTATCATCTTTATCAATAATTAAGAAAGGTCCTGTACCAGCATTGTTAATACTAATAGTCAACTTATCATAGGATCCAATTCCTTGACCAAAGAATCTTTCAACTGCAAATGGTTCATATATGGTTTTTGTATTTGCTGTCTGACCCCAAATAGGAGGTTTAGAAAATACAACTCTATTTGGTATATTTGTTCTATCAATTGTATAAGAATCGCCAACTTGTAAAACACCACTCAATGCAATCCATAAATCTTCATTCTCCTCTGTATCAACAGGTGTACCATCAGTATAGAACAAATCAAATATGGTATTCTCACCATTGAAATAGTCTGGATATCCTAATGTTACAGAGCCAGGACCTGTAGTCAGTATAACTCTAATAACTTCTGATAAAGTGTCTAATGCAGCAAGAACATCTGCACATTTTACAGGACCGCTATCAAGTAGAATATCAGCATCAGAATAACCTGCTGATAATTCATTATTAATTGCTAATTTAGCAAGACTAACAGCATATTGAAATGCTTCTATTGTTGGTTCTAATTCACCATCAATATAATCTAATACACCATTATTAAAATATTTTTCTAATGATACAATAGTTTTTTCATTACCACCAAATCTTATATCATGTGCTAATGCATCTACTATAAATCCAATGTCCCTAAAACACTTCGTACTTAGTGAGTTCCAAGCAAGTGTAGGATGAACTGTTTTTATATACTCTAATGTTGCTTCTTGTATATACTCTTTATTCCTTTCAATTTGATTAGAGGCATCTAACCATCTACCATTTCTCTGGAAGATATTTCTAATTTTCTTTAAGTATCTGTTATTTAAAGCACTAGTTTTAAATTGAAATTTATTAGCATAGAATGTAACACCTGTCAATGGTGCTTCAGAAAATATAATATTATCGTTTACAATTGTATATGCTTTGCCTGGTTCTTGTAATATACCATCTAGAGTTACAACTAACGCTTGTTCATTAAATGGAGTAACAGCGTTGTTATCACGATCTACCAAAGTAAATTGTTTCTGACCTTCACGATTACCTTTATTGCCAAATGAACCATTAAATGCAGCGTTTAAATATACTTCTTCACCAATAATTTCACTAGTGTTGATTGCATCTAATGCAACAGATCCAACTCCTTTCTCTACATTAAGATTATCCATCAAAACAATGTTTTGTGTAATCTGTTTTCTTACACTCTCTACTGTTATTCTATTCTTAGTTGGATCCCATGCTTGGATTACTGAAACTCTTGCAGAAGACGTATTATCAGTCATCTTTGCGTCAACTTCAGATTCAATAACAACTTCGCCAAACAATTGGAAACCTGCTGGATGAGTTGTTTCTTTTATAAGTTGTCTCCAAGTATCAGTTGAAGTTTTTGATTTTATAGTATATGAAAAATCTTGATAATAATAAGAATCATGCAATCTTTGATTTGCATCACTAAGTTTACCAGCATCTGAACTATAGAATCCTACGTTATCAAAATCAGTTTGAATAATAGATAAAAACTCAGTAAAACTAATGCTCTTTAATTTTGCAATTTGATTTCTTGCAAGACCAATTATATCTTGATCAATTCTGAAAATACCTGTAACTCTATCAACTATGAGTATATTAGTTCCTTCCGTCCATGATGTTACTCTTGCTCTAGCAACTTCCACATTACCAGACTTTTGAATAATAGTCTCACCTACACTAAAAGGTTTCTCATTAAAATCAGATAATGTAAATACATTGTTTGATCTAAATGTAGATTGCAAACTAGTATCATTATGATATGATCCACCGTTGCTAATAATTTTTATATTGGAAGGTATACCAATGTCATTACTTGAAAGGTAACACTTAACTGTATTATCAACATTACCCTCAGAATCAATAATACCAGTAACTATAGGAAGTCTCTTGTAATCACCACCTACGTTAGTTACCTTAATAGAATCAATATTACCTACTGCAAATAATGACTTGGTTGTATAACTGATAGATCCTGTGCCATCATGAGTAACTGGATTAACAGTAGAATATAAAATTTTTGTTGGTGTTACATATAATGCTGTTTTTTCACCTTGTAAATCATCATCAATAACATTTAAATATGAACCTTCTGCATTAACAACATTATTTTGATCAAAATAATAGAATTTATTATATTGACTGTTTACTTTTGATGAATATGTGTTGTTATATGTTCTAGCACCAAAACCAACCTTAATATTAACCTCATTTGAGTTGGGTATTTCTTTTTCTACTGCAACAATATTAAAATTAATACTAGGTGATATGTCAAACTTCTTACCAATCATGGAAGAATGTGAAACATCAAATTTGTACTTGTAGTAATTTTTGATATTTACAATTTTATTTCTTTCACCATCAATTTCAAATGCAGTAATAGGTTCACTAACACTTGCTATGTTAACTAGTCTATTAGCAGGTTGACTTTGATCTCTAAAGACAGAACTTAATGTCAATAAACTAGGTGTTACTCCATATCCATACTTAAATACAACCTTCTGTGTTGTTGTATCATATGATACAACATATGGTTGTGTTAAGTCTGTACCACTATATTGATTAATTAAATATCCACTATTCAATGTAAAACCTGCATCCTGTAAGGTAACAGTTACGCCATTAAAATGATCTACTGGTTTAGATCCTCTAGCAACAGTAAATATGTTGTTTGTAATATTCGTTATAGTTACAACTTCGCTACCAATGACAAGTTTATCATTTACACTAAAACCAATTGCACTGGTTACTATAAGATCTGTTCTTTCCTTAGAGAATCCAACATGATCAACACTTATTTGCAATCTTGGTTCGCTAGTATCAGTTTTGTTTAAATCACTATCACCAACTGTTAGAATATCAAATTTATCATACCCTGTTCCTCTGTCAGTAATTACAACTTCAGTAACTGGTGTGTTGTTTCCTATCTGTTCTACTTTTATAGATGCTTTTGCACCAGATCCTTTACCACCTGACAAAGCAATGTCATTATATTGACCAACTGTGTAATTGTTACCACCATTTAAAATTTCAAATCTTCCAACTCCACTATCGTTGAGAGTCGTTGCTACAACAGGCGTTTCAAGGATTGCTTCTTGATAAACAGCAGAAGTTACTTGTAATTCTGTTGTTGTAGAAGCATCGTTAGGATTTACATCAATAGTAATCTTTTCACCTTCAGCAACACCGTGGTTTGATCCTGTTGAAAGTAATGCAACATTATCCTGTATTGTATTGATGTCTAAATTTTCACTTAATGATGTAATAGAAATTATTTTTGAACCAGGCGTATTCAATAAATCAGAACTGGACAAGAATAATGTAGAGGATACAATAAAACCTGTCTGTGTAACTTTTACCTTTACACTATTTTGTGATGATGTTGTTTCTAAAACTTCTCCTTTAGCAACAGGAAGATTTACACCATCGTTTAATGATAGAATTGCACCTTTTGTATATGATGCATTCTGATCTAGAAGTAATGTAAGAACTTTTGTATCAGATGTAAGGGTTCCTGTAGCACTCCATGTGCCTGTTACAGAACGAATAGGGAATCTCTTGGTAGAAAATACGTTACCTACTACAAACCCTGTAGCAGACCCTTGTGTGACCCTATCACCGTCAAAAAGATATGCATTACTAATCAAATTAATAAACAATACCTTATCAGTTTGAGACTCAATTGAGACTACTGACTTACCTGTAACTGAATCAACCTCCGCTTCAACACCAGAACCACCAGTGCCACTGTTATCAATAACTAGTTTAGAACCAACTGAGAAGACAGGAGAGGATGTTTCTACAATAGCAGATGATATACTACCAGTTGTTACATCTTGTATTTGCAATGATGTGCCATCACCATTATTTTCTATATCAGCAGTTCTTAGTCTTTTAGCATTTGTTGGTAAATCATATTGATTCAATGTTGAGTTGTAATTAGAATCAACTGGCAATGAATAGTAACACTTACCAATAACATAAGGGAATACTGGAGTATTCATACTATCGCATGTTATGAAGTATGCATACGTACCATCTGGAAATTCTGGTGTAATACAGTAACGACCATTATTCCTATCTAATGATCCTCTATCGTGGACATATACCCAATCTTCTATGAATGTGCCAATTGGATAAGTGGTTTCGTCAGGTCCTCCATCTCTAGTTGTTACTGGCATGTAACTACTAGTCATTTTAGAAATACTACTAGTAGAATCTAAAGGTTGTGTATATCCATAAGCACCGTAGATAGGATTGCCATCATAAGCAAACCCTAGAATAGGAGAATGTGATGCTCCTGTGTCATTTGTTCTTAATGTAGTTGGAGATGCAAGATATGCATATCCCTGTCCTTGAGAAGCAGTAAAGTTAGAAAAGAAAGTACCATTCTCAGAATCTACTGTTGTTTTTTTATATCTGTCCTTTCTCCATTCCTTAATAGAAGCAGTAGCAGTAGCACCAGATCCTACAGGAATGATATCTATCAAAACATTACCTGAAGTATATCCC